AACCGTTGCAAGGACGCTACTTAATATGACCCTTATCGAAAAACCCTCCCAACTGCCCCTCGCCATCGGCGCGGCGCTGCACGCGGCCTTCCCGGACTTGAAGGTTGGCAATCACCAGGATTTTCAGGGCGCCGTGGATAAAACCGGCGTGTTGATCACGGTCGAAGGCAATGGCCCAGGCATTCGCTCTCGCGAAGGGCGCAAAGCGCATGCCCTGACGATTTCGCTCCGGGCCATGGTGGCGCCGGGTGCGCTGCCGTTTGATGCCTGCGACCTGGCCAGCCAGCTTATGGACCAGGTGCTGGATAACCGCTGGGGCCTGCCCTTGGCCCAGTGCGATTTGCCGATAAATATCGTCGCCGCTCCGGTTGCTGCAACAACAGCAGAAACGGACTACGACACCTGGACTGTCTCCTTCACCCAGACCGTCTACATCGGGCCGGTATTACTCACAGATCCTACCGGCCAGCCGCTGTTTGCCCGCACCTGGGAAGTGTCGAACATCGACGATCCCGACCAATACAAACCCCTGGCGGAGTAGCCCATGTTCGACGCGCTGTTACGCATGCAACTGGGGCCGATTGTCGAGCGCCTGGCAGAAATGGAAACGCAACTTGAAGACCTGTATCGACGCGCCGAGAGTTTTTGTCGGATCGGCACGTGTCAGTCAGTCGACGCCGCCAGCAATACCTGCAAGGTCAGCCATGGTGATTTGCTCACGCCGGCGATCCGTTTTTTCAACCCCAGCGCGGGTGCGCAAACCGAAACGCGCATCCCGTCCGTGGGTGAACAATGCCTGTTACTCAACTACGGCGGCGGCGAAGGCGGTGGTCAGTCGGTGGCCTTGTTCGGCCTCAACAGTCGTCAGTTTCCGCCAGTTTCCGACGTTGCCACAGTGACCCGGCGGCGCCATCAGGACGGCACCCAAAGTGACTATGACGACGCCAGCCACACCTTCAACTGGGCCAACGGCCCCACCACATTCAGCGGTTCCCGCGAACAGGTAGACGTCAAGGTCGGCGCCGCCAGCTTGGTCATGAGCGCCCAGAACATCACCCTGCAAATCGGCGGCACCAGCCTGGTACTGGACGCTGGCGGCGCGCACTTCAGCGGCCCGCTGGTGGACCATCAAGGCCGCGTCATCAGCCCTCGATAAGGACATTCCATGCTCGGCATCGATCGAAACACCGGGGCAGCCGTCGATGACTGGCTGCAATTCGTGCAGCGCGCCACCCGAGCGCTGACCACCCCGGTGGGCACTCGGCAGAAACGCCCACTGTACGGCTCGCTGATCCCGCAACTGCTCGGCCAAAACCTTGGCGACGACCTGCTGATCCTCGCCCAAAGCCACGCCGCGCAAGCGTTCTACAACAGCCACAACGGCATCGGCGATTTTCAACCCCAAGTCATCGTCGCCACCCGCCAAGGCGCCGGCCTGCTCTTGCGTTTCGCCGGCACCTGGAAAAACCGCCAACAAACCTTCGAGGTCGTGACATGAGCATGCTGATCCCCGGCCAGAATCAACTGGCGGAACCGGCCATCATTGCGGTGGATGCGTTCGAGCCGCTGCTGGCCGAATTCAAGGCGTTCGTTGTTGACTACGTCGCCACCCGAGCACCGCAAAGCGCGGCCAAACTCAAGGTCAGCCTCGACAACGAAAGCGAGTTGCTGACCCTCGCTCTGGAAGCGTTTTGTGTACGTCTGCAAACCCACGAACGCAAATACAATGCGCGTATCAAGCAGATGCTGGCGTGGTGGGCCACCGGCAGCAACCTGGATGCACGCTTGGCCGATATGGGCCTGGAACGCCAAGTGCTCGACCCCGGCGACCCGGCGGCGTTTCCGCCGGTGCCGCCGACGTTGGAGAGTGACGACGACGCTCGCTTGCGTTATTACCTGGCGCCGCATGCACCGGCAGCTGGCTCGCGGATGCAGTATCGGCGAGAGGTTTTTACCCTGGGTGAACGGCCGTCGGTGAAGGTGCAAAGCGCGACGCCGGGCGTGGTGACGGTCAGCTACACCTTTGACCCGGACGGCTACGCGGCGCAGGTCAAGGACGGCAACGCGCGTCGAACGGCGCCCGGCGAAGTGATGGTCACGGTGCTTTCTCGCGAAGGCGACGGCACGCCCTCTGCGGATTTGCTTGACGGCGTTCGTCGCCATTTCGCACGGCCGGATGTGAGGCCAGAGACCGATCTGGTCAGCGTGCAAGCTGCGCAAATCCTGCGTTACAAGATCCGAGTGGTTGCGAAGATCAATGCCGGCCCGGATTCGGGGCTCACACAAATAGCGGCTCAAAAACTGCTGCAAGACTATGCGAAATCCTGTCATCGGTTGGAAGGTCGTGTGGACCCGAGTTGGATTGATTACGCGATTCATACAGCGGGTGCCGCACAGCTTGAAATCTTTGAACCCGTATCTCCGATTCAGGCAACGGCCTTTCAGGCTCCCTATTGCACCGGTGTTGAGGTTGAGGTGCGAATCTTATGAGCGAAGAAAAAATCGGTCAGAGCCTCCTGCCAACTAATAGCTCTGCACTGGAGCGGGCGCTGGACCTCGGTTTCGCAAAGCTGGCCAACCGCATTACGCCGCCTTTTCCGAGTCTGATGAACCCTAATGAAACGCCTACGGAGTTTCTACCCTACCTGGCTGCGGATCGCGGTGTGGCGGAATGGAGTGCTAACGCTGCGGAGTCTGAAAAGCGTCTTACCGTCGGGTTTTCTTGGCCAACAAAACGCCAGGCAGGCACGCGCCTTGCGCTCGAAAATGCGGTCCGAGGGCTTGAATTATCGCCTCAGATACAGGCGTGGCATGAGAAGTCTCCTACGGGTGCGCCATACAGTTTCACCGTTAGAGCTTTCACTGATCGGCCTTACAGCGAAGAGATTAACACTCGGCTCGACAAGCGCCTCGCGGATGCAAAAAGCGAGCGTGACACGTTGGCGGTGAGTGTCGGGTTATCCGCATCAGGCAATCACTGCATCAGTGCGGTCACTGTATGTGGGGAACTGACCACGATTTACCCCTTCAAGTTGGAAGGCCTCTCATCCATTTCGCCGCTTTATATGGCGGCGGGTATTTACACCGTCGAGACAATGACCCTTTACCCGTTGGAGTAAAAATGGCTGATTACTACACACTGTTAACAAACGCCGGGATCGCGCACGAGACCGCTTGCAAGGCAAGCGGGACGCCCATCAAGTTGACGCATATGTCGGTCGGCGATGGCGGCGGTTCTGTTTATAACCCCGACGCGACCGCGGTCGCTTTGCGCCGTGAGGTATGGCGAGGCAGCATCAATGCATTGATGCAGGATCAAAAAAACCTAAGCTGGTTACTGGCTGAGGTGACGATTCCTAATGAGGTCGGTGGCTGGTATGTGCGCGAAGCGGCCATATGGACTAACACTGGTGTCCTCTATGCGGTGATTAAGTATCCAGAGTCGTTCAAACCAGTAATGGCCGATCAGGGCGCAGGCAAAGAGTTTTATCTGCGCGCTATTTTTCAAACGAGCAACGCCTCGAATGTGGTGCTGTCGATCGATGACTCGATCGTCAAGGCCACGCGTGCCTGGGTGGCCGATTACGTGGCAGGCGAGCTGGCGAAACTGGACACTAAAAAGTCCGTGCGAGCCGCTGCAACTGGGCCAATTGTGTTGAGCGGTGCTCAAATGCTCGACGGCGTTGCCGTTGTCGCGGGCGACAGCGTACTGGTAACGTTCCAGGCGATTGCGGCCAATAATGGTATTTACACTGTTGCTAATGGCACTTGGATTCGCCGTACTGATGCAGATGTCAGTGGTGACGTAACACCTAACTTGATAGTGAGTGTTGAGGAGGGCACGAAGTACGCTGACACGCTTTGGCAACTGACCACGAACGCACCGATTATCCTGGGCACTACAGCGCTCGAATTCGAGCAGATTTATGGCCCGAGTGGGGTCATTCCTGGCACGTATCGGAGTGTCTCGGTTGACCGCCGAGGTTTTGTGATCGGTGGCACCAACCCAACCAGTCTCGCGGGTTTCGGTATTGTGGATGCTTTCACAAAAACCGAGAGCGACGTGCGTTTTCAGCCAAAATTGACCTACCTGCCTGTTCAGCAAGGCACGGGTATTGGCCAGCTCCAAAACACGGTAAGACTGGGGTGGTCAGGTAATGGTCTGAAGTTGACCATTGATAATTCTGATCTCGGAAAAATCTGGACGTCTTCTGATTTCTCTCCCGATACCAAGGCTAATTGGGGTTCGACGCTTGCCGCTTATGGGGTGACTAACGCATTTACCAAGGACGAAACCAATTTTCTGGTCGGGCAACGTGTTATGCGCGACGGTGTTACCAACATAGGCATGGCCAGTAATGACCCATCACTTATGTATATGCGCCGTGAAACAGATAACCTGGTGTATTTCATACAGAAGAAATTGGATTACACACCCGTCTCGCAAGGGACCGGTGTAGGCCAAAATAACTCAAGGGTAAACATTGGGTGGTCCAGCGTTGGTTTGAAAGCAACGGTTGATACAACGGACTTGGGGAATTTTTGGTATTCCGGAAACTTCTCTCCAGACGCTAAGGCAAACTGGGGGTCGACGCTTGCGGCCTATGGCATTATCAACGCTTATACCAAAGATGAAACGGGTTACCTGGTCGCACAGCGCGTTATGCGCGACGGTATTACCAACATCGGTATGGCCAGTAATGATCCTGCGCTTATGTACATGCGCCGTGAGTCGGATAACGCGTTGTACTTTATCCAGCGAAAACTGGATTACACACCCGTCGCGCAAGGCACCGGGGTGGGCCAGACGGGGTCAAGGGTTAACATCGGCTGGTCGACTGTGGGCTTGAAGGCGACGGTTGATACAACGGATCTGGGGAATTTTTGGTACTCCGGCAACTTTTCGCCTGACACCAAGGCAAATTGGGGGTCAACGCTTGCCGCCTATGGCATTACCAACGCGTATACAAAAGACGAAACAATTGCCAAGTGCGAAGAATATGTTTGGTCCAGGCCAATTCGCGATTCCATCACCACGGTAGGGATGGCTTCCGATAACCCCGAATTCATGTACATGCGCCGTTCAACTGACGGTGTCGTTTATTACATTCAGCCACGTTTGGGCTACACGCCGATACAACAAGGCGGTGGCGTGGGGCAGTTTAATAACAAAATCAAACTGGGCTTTAACTCGGCAGGGAGTCTGCGTTTAACGGTAGATGCAACGGATTGTGGCGATTTGATCAGTGATGCAAATCATGGTGCAAAAGTGGCTGCCCTTGGACTAAGTGGGATTGGGCAGTATGCATTTGCGCGTCCGCTGGTTTCGCAGCCTGCCTCTAACCAAGGCACGATATTGGCGGGCAGTCAGTTGCTCTATACATCGCTCACTGTAAGTGACGGTGCAGGAAATAATTCAGGCCTGCTCAACGTAGGGCAGTGGCGCCTGCATGGCGCTATAACTGGCTACAACGCATCGTTGTGGCAACGCGTTTCTTAATTAACAAATAAGGTGATCAAATGTTTACCGTTCTAAGTGCAAACAATCCACGTTGGACCGACCAGGCGCATAGCGCAATAGTGCTCAACGTGGTTTTTGAACAAACCAAAGAGACCATTGGGGAGCAGCCGTTCGCGGCGTCTCCTAACGACTCTGAGCCTCACGGTGTTGAGCTTTTCGAGCGTGCGAAGGCTGGCGAGTTTGGAGAGGTTCAAGAGCCTACGCGTGAAATGATCCTCGCGCTGGTGATGTGTATGCGTACGGATAGGGCTGCATCCGCTACTCAGAAAATCAACGAATTGCTGATGGCGGTTGAGGTGTTGCAGGACACCATCGCCGCTGGTTTGGCGGGAGATGAGGCTGACGAATTGCCCGCCAGGCAAGCTGAGGTGGCGGCTTGGCGCCTGTACCGCGTGCAGCTTGCACAAATGGAGGACCAGCCTGATTTTCCACAGGCAGTGAGCTGGCCGGAACAGCCCGCGAGCCCTTTCATCTACACACCCCCATCCGAGCCTGAAGTGATGGCTTTTCAGGGCGTCGATCCCTCCGAACTTCCAAAGAAATAACCTCGCGCTTTTGCGCGTAATGCTTAATCCGATATCTGAAAAATCCCCCGAGAGCCGCGTTGCGGTTTTTTTTATGCCTGGAGATTCAAAAAAATGGCTACGTCTAATCGCCAGAAATACACCGTCCTCATCCCATTCCCCACCGGAGGTGGCCATTGGTCCACCGTCGGCGAGGAGCTGGACCTGCTCGACGTCGAAGCATCTGCCCTGCGCACCGCTGGCCGCCTGGAACTGACCAGCGTCCTCAATTCCACCCCCAAGAAGGCTGACTAACCATGGCTGAGGTTCTTAACTTCGAGCACAACGGCATCACTGTAAATGCCACTGAATCCCCGGAGGCCATGGGTGGCCTGGGCGATAACGTTATCGGTCTGGTCGGCACCGCGCCGAATGCCCACGCGTCGATCCCGAAAAACGCGCCGTTCCGCATCAACAGCTTTACCACCCAGGCGTTGCTGGACCCGACCGGCGCTGAGTCGGGCACGCTGTTTCAGGCGGTTTACCAGATCCTCAAAGTGGTGAAGGTGCCGGTCTATGTGGTGATCGTGGAGGAGGGCGCAACCCCGGCCGATACGATCAACAATGTGATCGGCGGCAACGAGCCGACCACCGGCCGCAAGCTGGGCCTGGCGGCCTTGAGCAGCGTGCCTGAAGACCTGACCATCATTGGCGCCCCAGGCTTCACCGGCACCAAGGCCGTGGCCGGTGAGTTCGCTGCCTTTGGCAAGCGCATCAAGGCCCGTGTGGTGCTGGACGGCAAGGATGCGTCCGTCGCTGACCAAGTGACCTATAGCGGCGAGTTGGGCGGTGCCGACCTCGGTTTCGACCGCTGCCTGCTGGTGCACAACATGCCGTCGGTGTACTCCAAAGCGGCGAAGAAAAACGTGTTCCTGTCGCCATCCTCGCTGGCTATTGCTGCACTGGCCAAGGTCAAGCAGTGGGAAAGCCCAGGCAACCAGGTGACGTTCGCCGAGGACGTGTCCCGCGTGGTCGAGTACAACATCCTCGACACCTCGACCGAAGGCGATCTGCTCAACCGTTATGGCGTGAGCTACTACGCGCGCACCATCCTCGGTGGTTTCTCGCTGCTGGGTAACCGCTCCATCACTGGCAAGTTCATCAGCTATGTCGGCCTGGAAGATGCGATCAGCCGCAAGCTGGTCAAGGCCGGCCAGAAAGCCATGGCCAAGAACCTCACCAAGTCGTTCATGGACCAGGAGGTCAAGCGCATCAACGAT